AAAAATGCCACCTGGATTGTTCATAGTTTTCATGCTCAAATCATTCCTCATTACATTTTAACCAAAATACTAATAAGTATCTATTTCCTGATTCTACTGCAAGTCCCCTGTGCATATGAGTAAAACTCGGAAATATTAGAGCGTGGCCAGTTGGTAATGGCTCGACTGTACCACGTTTTAAAAACTCAGTTCCGCCACCTTGGTAGTCACCTGTGTTAAGAGGCACTACCATACTTATATCAGCGCTAGCGTCATGGTGCCAAGCGCCTTGTTTTTTATCCCTTAAATTATAGTTTGCTATTTGTATTCCGCCACTATCTACGTGCCTGTTCCAAATATTCAAAAATATAGGATTACCTATAGTATATATCGTTTGCATCAAAGATTGAAAGATTTGTGGACAATTATCTTGAAAAGTTATTTCTGGTATTTGCCGTAAATCATCTTCCTCTGGATTAGGTTTAAAACCAAAATGCTCTTCAAGGTTGTGCATTTCGTCCAATAAAACCTTACAAAACTTGTCTGAAAAGAAAGGAACTGTATAAACATCTTTTAATGGTTCTTTTATTATTTTGTCTAAAGGTGTGTTTTTTCTTTTTTTTGTGCCACTATCTTCATAAAAATCCACTATGGGTTGTATAGAACCTTTAACAGCTTTTAAAGTTTTTTCTTGTATGTACCAATCATTTGGATACATAAGTAATAAATTTTTTGGTTGATATATTAAAGTTTCAGCAGTATTTGTCATACTTCTATGGTTATATCACCGTTTGTTTTTATAGATACTTTCCCCACATCTGAAGTCATTTCAAATCCCTTTGGCAAAGTTCTATCACCTATATCAACCCATTTATTGCCTGTATATACTTGTAATACACCAACAGTGGTATTCCAAATAATACTGCCATCATTAAATAGTAAAGTATTTTTTTCAGCATCAGTAATCTGTCTTACATTATCTAGGTCAACAGCGCCTAAGTTTAATTCTAATATCCTAACTAATCTGTTAAAAATATCAGATGTAACCGTCTCAGATGCCAATGGCAGTTGGGTTTGTAATATTTTACTCATCGTTTGCCATCAGGCTTTATATCAACTCTAGTAGCTCCTAAACGCCATCCTATAGACAAATTACCATTGTTAGTTGCGTCATCATCTGACTCAAAACGTAAGGCCATCTGTCTTGACCTGCTACGAACAAAAACCTGTTTTGTTGAAGCTGTTACTGCGTTGGTAGAATTTGTAGTTAGACTGTCCCCAGGAAAGTCTCTAGTTTTAAGAACTATATTTACATTACCATTGTTATCATCTTGTATAAATTTGTAATCAGGAATAATTCTTTTTATAAAACTGAACTGGTTGCCATCACCAATATCCATATCAGAACTTTCAATAAACACATTAGTCATTGGTGAACCATCGTCATTAAAACCTGTTTCATGTTTAAATAATAAATTGTTGCCAGTTGCACGTGGATAGTTTTCTGTTCCTGAATCAAGCCATGCTGTTCTTACTAACTGTCCATAAAACCACAAATCTTCAGCATAGTTATAAATAACATATCTATCTATTTCTGATGAACTGCTTGAACAATAAAACCAACCTACTTCATTTTTATCAGCTATGGTAAAAGCGTTTATTTTAAAAGATTGTCCTAAATTTATATCGTTAAATACATAATTATGTACCGAACATGGCAGGTGTCTAACAGAACCATTGTAAATATAGAAGTTGTTATAGCTCATCCAATAAACGCCTTGTGGTGCCGTTACAGCAGCTTTGGGACCAACCAACCCAACGCCCTCATTAATTAAATTAATGCCAAAAGTAAAAGGTGGTCCTATAAACTGCATACTGTATAAAGCTGTGTCAGTCCAAATTAATATTTCTTGTCTCGATTTAACTGCGCCAATAATTGATGAACCACTAGATAATCTCAAAGAACCTGCAGTATTAGTTGTAAGTGGCTCAAACTCTAATTCATTTTCTTGGTCACTAAATGCTACTAACATCGGGTCTATAGTTCCTGTTCTAGATGAACCAGATATAGGGTCTGCTCCTAAAACAATTAAATGTCTATCAGTTTCTGATGTAATTACTTGCAGTCCTACAGTAGGCACTAAATTTGCACCAGTTATACCTGACAGTTCAACTGCTCTTGTGCTGACACCATTATTTTCAGTCCATTTAAATATACCACTTGCTCTAGCATTTATAATTAAATCTTCTCCATAATTATCATGTGTCCAAAGACGTAACTGATTTTTTGAATCTAAAGCAGTTGTGCTTCCAAATGTGCCTTCACCCCAACCATTGATGCCCCAGCCTGTGCCAGGAACATATACATCTAATCCTACGTTAACTTGATAAACACCAACTACTGAAGAACCACCATTACCACTATCAGAAGAGTTTGCTGTTACAGTTGAACCTGAAGTATCTTTTGCTTCTATTGTATAACTATTAGCGTTTATTATAGTGGCTATTTGATACTCTTGATTCAAAACTGCAGCTGTAATATTGCCACCTAAACTAGATGCACCACTAAATGTAACAAAATCATTTTGTACTGCTCCATGTGAAGTGTCTGAAACGGTTATAGTTGCATCACCATTACTAGCTGAAAAAGTAACATCACCTGCAGATGTTGTTAATCTTATGGGAGTAATATCATTAAAATTACCACCACTCTCAATATAATATTTTAAATGTGTGCCTATGCCTAAATACTTTGTACCACCTAAAGATATAAAGCTATGTAATGCTCTTGCTGTGCCTTCATAAGTGCTAGAAGTTAATTTTTCCCAACCACCAAACTTTTCTGGTCTGCCTTTTCTAAAACGCACTAAATTACAATCAAACCAACCACCTTCATTATCGTAGGCTGTACCCTCTCTATTTATGCCTGGTTTAAATATTATTTTTTGTAAAGGCATGGTTAAACCTCATGCCATTCTTTGCCTTCAAATAGCAAAGCTTCTGCTTCTCTTCTTCTTACTAAACCTTGTTTTACTTCACCGCCAGCTTTGTTCCATCTTTTTATTTGGTTTGGCACATCATCCCACATTTTGTTGTTAAGCCTATTTAATAATGTGCTACTAGAAAGATTTGATGGACCTAAATTAAATACCCATGATACTAAAGCATCAAATTCATTTTGTTTTAAATCAGATTTAACCATGTCATTTATATAACCTTCATATTCTTTCATTTCATGCAAAAGTAATTTATCAGCTTCTTCTTGTGTAATAGTATCTCCTTCTTTAACATTTTTAGTTGAGCCATACCCTATTGTTAAAACATTAGCTGCACAACGATAAGCTTTAAGTTCACAACCTTCAAACTTTTTTATTAAGGATAATCCTTCTTGTGATATTTGCATTTTACTCTCCTTTTTCTGGGGAATGAGATGCTCCGAAATAAAACGAAATAATTGCACTCGCTAATCCTCCAAGATAACCAAGCACTAAGTTTATTAATGCTTCGCTGTTTTGTTCTGGTGGTTGAAGGGTTACTAAAAATATGTAGCCTAAGAAACCACCTATAGTAAATAAACCTATTATTCTAGCAGTCCAATCTTTACTAAACATACCTCTAGCATTTTGTTTATCTGCTACTTCTAACTTAAATACATCTACATCAAGTTCTTTCATTTGCACTTCGAACTCTTGCTCTGCTTTTTTTAATTCAAGCATTTGTTCTGGTGTAGCATTTTGCATAGCTTGTTGTATAGATTTTTGGTCATTAGATACGCCTAAAACTTCAGCTATTTTACCCATAGCCATTCCGCCTAACGGACCACCCATGGCTGACCCTAGTGTAGGAGCGACTGCACCTACTATGTTTTTAAGCATAGCTTTCATATTAAAAACCTCGTTAATACTGCAATACCTATTGCACCTATAAAACCAAATACGCCAAAAGTTGCTGCTTTTATAGTTGAATTTATATATGTTATTTCTTGTTTTATATCAGAAAATTCATTAAATGCAGTTTTCCAACGTTCATGTGATATGGTTTCAAGTTTTGTAAGTCTTTCTGCTACATCATCTACTGTCATTTTTTTGTTAACCATTTTGTAATGTATATATTTTAATAGGTTTTTTCTTACCTTTTACAAAAATATTATCAAGTTTCTTTAACATAATTTCATTGCTAAAGTCACTTGCACTGATAGTATCATAACCTATAACAATATCTTCTCCAACTTCCTTTGTAGAGCTTTCTAGTCTGGCAGCTAGATTTACCGCATCACCTATAGCAGTATAATCAAACCTATCTTCAGACCCGCAGTTACCCAACAATGCAAAACCTGTATTAATTCCAACGCCTATTTCAACATTTAAGTTAGCATCTTTAATATTTTGTTGTATTTCCTCTGCACATAAAACAGCTAAAGTTTCATGGTTTGGTAAGTCAATAGGTGCATTAAATATAGCCATCATTGCATCACCAATATATTTATCTACCATACCCCCATATTTTTTTACAGCATCAGCTTGTATTGTTAGAGCTTTATTCATTATTTTGGTTACTTCTTCTGGTTGTAATTGTTCAGACATAGCGGTGAATCCTCTAACATCAGTAAAAAGAAAGGTGCAGTATCTTCGCTCACCACCTAAAACTAAAGAATCTGGATTATCTTGCAACTTTTTAATTTGCCTCGGGTCAAGGTAATGTTCAAATTGTTTTTTTATTTGCTGTCGTAGTTTATATTGTTCTCTAAATCTTAAATAAAAAGCCATACTACCTGTAACAAATTCAGATATTAGTGTCCATGTAACATCTATTAAAAGTCCTTTTTGTATTAAATAATACCCTAAAGCACCAGTAACAAACATAGTAATTAGACCTAGTAATACACCTAAAGTAATACCAAAACTAAATAAAAAATACCAAACCAAGCAAACCCCCAAAAGAAATATTAGTAAACTAAGACTTGTTGCCCAATCAGGAATATACGGGCTATTTTGTATAAGTATAGACTCAGCTAAAGCAGCTTGAATTTTGTGTGGCTCTAACAAACCTACTGGTGTCGCAATTTGTGGCATAACTCCGTTTGCAGTAACACCAACAAATACAAATTTACCTGCCACGTACATTTGCTTTAAAGTTGTTTGTTCTGTGTCTACCCAACTTATCCACTTACGGCCTAAACTATCTGTTTTAACAGGTGGTATTCCTTGTATTGATATTTCTTCAATACCATTATCATTAGTTTTTATAATGTAAGTTTTTACATTTAATAAAGATTTATAAATTTGTGTGCCAAAACTAGGTATCCATTCGTTATTAGGTGTCTTTACTAAAAGTGGTATTCTACGAACAAGTTGGTCTACATCTGTGGGAGCAACGGCCAAACCTTGTAGTGCATTATTGGATAAGAGAGGTAGGTTCTCCTTCACTCCCGTAGAAATTATACCACCATTATCCTCCCCTTTTACAACTGTGCCAGTCGGCTTTGGGTATTGTCCTTTACCATCTTCAAACATAGCAATTACCGATGGTGCATATTCTAATGCAGAAGCGAATATTGCATCACCACCCATTCTATCTGGTTGTGGAAAACTTATGACCCATCCAACTCCTACAGCACCTCTATTTAACAAATCTATCTGAATTTCCGCTAATCTTTCTCTTGGTAAAGGATAGCCACCCTCACGTTCTATATCATCTTCAGTTATATTAAGTATGACAAAGTTACCTGATGCTTCTGGTGTTTTAATAAAAGCATCAAAAGTTTTAAGTTTTATTATTTCAGTAGGTGTAGATTGAAATACCAAAGGTAAGCTAAGTATTATAAGTATCGGTAATATTAACCTCTTCATTTAATCACTCTGCCTTATAGTTATTACAGAATCTCCACCACCGTTGATTTTTACAATATTTGAAACTCCGTCTTGTATTAATATTACAGTGTAACCACCCCCTGAATCTAAATCTAATTGCACTGATTCACTTACATTTCTACGCAAACTTATTGTTTGTCCAGTTACTATTGTTGTAATTTGTGTGTTTGCATCTTGGCCTATTATTGTTCCTGTAATATTTACTCCAGTTGCTAAAGCAAGTTGGTCTTCTTCCTTTTCAACTGCTAAAGCATCTAATACATCTAATAAATCCTCTAAAAAATTAATATCAAGATAATTTATATCTAACTCAGTAAATTCTAAACTACTATCTTCTAAAAAATCTTCTGCTAAATAATCAATATCTAAATCGTTAAAATCTAATAAGTTTACTGTTTTAGTAGATGTGGTTTCTTCTTGTGCTAATTGGTCTTCTTTCGGTGGTGTAACAATAAGCATATTATCAATAATATCTAACGTTAAATCTAATATTACTGGTTTTGAAGGTGCATTTTCAAAAACATCAACAGTAGTGGCCTGGTATGGTTTATTTAATAAAACACTACCTGTAGCCGTAACTACCTCTATTTCTCCACTAGAAAGCCCTAAAGCGTCTGGAAGAAGAATTATAAGGCTACGTCCCAACTCATCAACTGTAGCCGTAAAATCAGTTCCACGTATTGCTATGTTAGCTGTAGGTGTTTTTAGTTGTATGTTTTGTTTGTCTATACGATTTAAATTACCAGTTATAAATCTTGCCGTGCCAAGACCAAAAGTAAGTGCCATTTTTGCTTTACTAGGGTCTGGGTCATAGATGTATTCGTCAATAAGTAATTGAGAATGTTCTGTCAATCTAACTTTAGAATCATCAAGAAATGTAATAGCCATGCGCCCATCTTGAGTTATGGCCTCATCGTTGCTCTGTATAGCAAACTTTAAATTAGCATCGTATGGCTTGTCTCGGACAATTTGTGCTGTACCATTTAGCTCAGATATGTCACCTATATCAACAGCTTGTGCTTGTACCTTGGTCGTTTTGAATGACGCAAACAGTACCACTATTACCGATAGAAATAATTTTAAGCCAGTCATTATCTAATGTGCTTGATTGTGTAATGTTAAAGGTTCTGCTATTACCAGTTTGGTCTAGATAAAAGTATCCACCTGCATAACCAGAACCAGTAAAATTCAAAGTGTTGCTATCACCATCAACGTCAACATACGATGTTGCACCATCATAATTAATATCAAAGTCAAAAGTATTACCATCACCTTGTATTATCCAATCCAAATCAAGTGTAGCTGCTAGCGCACTTGTGCCATGGTCTAATGTAAATGTGTTTGTGCTACCAGTAACGTCAACATTATAGTTTGTATTGTCAATACCATAAGTATTTGTAGGGTCACCTTGTATAGTAAAAGTATTACTGTCACCGTCAAATTCAAAAAATCCTGTAACAGTATCACCAAGTATGTCTCCTAAAAACTTATTAGAATCACCAATTTGGTTAATATCTAATGTCATAGTTGTTCCATCTAAATCTAATGGATTCATGCTGCCTGCTGAACTTAACAGACCGCCAATAATATTACCTGAACCTAGTTGCTCCAGGTCAATATTAGCAGTGGCACCACTTTGTTCAACACTTATCTCGTTATCAGCCCCGTATGTTGTCAATGCAGTCAGCATCACAATCAGGCTTATCAATTTTAATTGATTCATTTTTTTTCTCCCAGAAACCTTTATCATAACCTATTTTTACTATTTCCAAAACTGCTTGTTCTATAGCTCTTTGTAAAGCTAGTGTTGCTGGTTCGTTTTCAGCGTCTCCCATCTCTATTTCTACTAGCTCTGTACCTGCTTCTATAAACCTAAAAACGTCTTGTGATTGACCATAACTAAAGACTTGTTTACTGACCAAAACATCAATTAAAACCTCTCCTGTAGCAATAGAGACCATACGTAGTGCTACAGTTATATTGTCTACTCGGTATTGTTTACTTGTACCAATGCCTAAATATCTAGCTCCTATACCACCACTTTTAATATTTGAGTCATACCCTAATACAGCACCCTCCATCAAAACACCTGCAAATAATAATGGCATAATAGGTTTTGGACCGTCTGTTTTTTCATTTTGCTCTCTTGCAGAACGTATAAGTTGTCTTTCTTTTGTAAGGTTATCAAGTCCAACTCTTTCAGCCACTCTAAAAAATTTTCCATTTGCTGTATGTTTTAAACTTCTAATTAACAAATGGCTTGGAGCTTGTGTAAGCGCTGTAGAAAACAAAGCAAATTCACTATTACTTTTTCTTTGTCCTGTTTGGTCTGTAAAACTGTTTGGATAAACAGCTACAACAATAGGTGCTTTAGGTTGTGGTGCGTTTAATAATTCTTTTGATTGTATTTCTAATATGTTAGGTAAACTTTTGCCTTGTCTAAAATTTTCGTCAATAGGATTAATACTACAACTAGAAAGAAAAATCGCCAATAGGAAGCTGTATTTCTGTAACATTACCGTTTTCATCCGTAATAATTAGAGTGATAACGCCATCTTCAATACTATATTGAATAGTGTTTCCCTCAAGTGTTAAAGTTCCTTCTGTGCTTGGTGTCTCCCCAAATAAATTTTCTACAAGCTGTCTTGATAATTGTGCATATATTCTTGATTCTAAATTTCTTATAAACCTTGCTAGTGTTGTATTTTCTTTATCTCTTTCTAACTGTTCTTGTAAAGCTTTTATTTCTTCTTTAATACTCATTTTTCTGTTAAATTCTTGGTTTTCAATAGTTAAATAATGAGAAGAAGTGTTAATACCACTAAAAGATGGGTTTTTAAATTTATGAGTTATAGTATCTGCTCTTAAATTTGTAACAATAATTCCAAAGAATAATACAAAACCTATAAAAACTATACTTAGCGTAAGTCTATATCTTTCTAATTCTTCTTTATCAATCTTTTCTTTGGTCATCTCTATCTGCTTTAGCTATTTTATTGCTATCAATTAATTGTGGCACACCAAGTATAGTTTTAATTAAAGTATCTTGTCTGATTATTTCGTTATCTAAACTGCGTATTCTGTCTATTAATGCTACTAAAATACCGTGTTGCGAGTCAAGTTTTGTACCTAGCCTCTCTTCTATTGCAGCTATTTGTCCCTCTACTTTTTCATCAACGGTATCTAATTTTGTTTCCATACCATCAACAATACGCATAATTAGTTTGTAAATAAACCACCCTAGACCTAGAGCAGCTGCAATAGGAAAACCAACTTCTTGAATTAAAGTAACGGCTGATTCCATTAATAATCACCCCAAACTTTAACCTTTTTCCCTCCATGATATTCAACAGCATGACCTTCTGTTATTAATACTTGGCATATATCTCTGCCATCTTCTGTATAAGGTATGCCTAATATACGACCATACTTACCTTTGCCTAGTGATTTTACTTTAAAGTTGCCTATACAAAGTTCTTTTAATCTTTCTTTAGCAGCAAGACCAAGTTTTTTTTCTGCTAAATCTCTTGTTCGACTTTCTGGAGTATCGATGCCTGCTAACCTAACACGTTGTTTATGTAGCTTTACATCAAAGCCTAAATCAAGACAGCAGTCAAATGTATCTCCATCTACAATACGCTCTAGTGTTGCATTATAAACAAACGTATCAGGTGATTTTGCCATTACTTTTTAGATGTTTTCTTTACTCTTTTTGTAGTCCAAGCTTCATTTACATCTGGTGTAGATTTATCATCAGCAACATAATGGCCTTTTTTATTACGAGTTCTAACTTTTACTTCTTCTGTATTAGTTAAATTACCCCATAATCTTTTTAAAAAACTCATATTACTCTCCTTTATCTTTAGCTTTTAAAACATTTAAAGCACACCAATCAATAATTTTATAAAAATAACTAAACCAATGGTCATCTTTAGGTGTTGGTGTTATAGCAGCTATAACCGAAGCAATAGAAATAATAGCTGTTACCCATGCTAATATATTAAGTATTGTCATTTTTTTTCTCCTCTTTAATGTTATCAATTTGTTCTTTCATACTGTCTTTTAAAGCCTGTTGATAGGTATTTAGACTAGGCATAAGTTGTTCTATCTCAAACTGATGTTGATTTATTTTATTACTCAAACTCTCTATATGAGCTTGAAATCTTTTTTGTTCAGGCGTAAATTCTACCTCAACAGTCTTTTTTTCATCGGCTTTAGCCATTATTGCACCTCCTGGGGTGAAGTTTCTTGCACATCCCAACAATTTAAGTTGGATGCGATTGTTCGTCTTTCACCTTCGCCTTTGAAGGGATAGACCATGTGTTGTAACCAAGAAGGAAAAATTAATAATTTTCCTACTTCTGGGGTCATAACAAATGATTGAGCTGGTTTTAATCTATCTGAGTCTATAACTGACACTTGTCCGTATTGAAAAGAAATACATCCATCTGAATGTCCGCTTTCATTATAAAGAGAATAAGTAGGTGTGTTAGCTGTAGCTTTTGCACCTATTTGTGGTGGCACTTTAGTCCAAGCTGTTGTGGAAATGCCCATAATTGTTTTAGTACCGTGGTCGTGTATAGGGTTGTAATCGCCATCATAACTATGCACTGACCAGGTTTCATCTATTTCTACTCGTTTTCCACAATTAAAAGGATTACCTGTCCTAGCAAAATGATTAATATACTCAGCACCAAGGTTACAGATAAAATGGTTATATTCAAGCAATCTTTTATCATTATGATTTAGTAATAATTGTTCCCCTTTATGTATTTGCCCAACTAAAGTTTTTGCTAATGATTCTTTATTTTTACTCTCTCTGTATTCATCCATATATTCATTAACGTCATCAATCATCTCTTGTGGCATTTTTGTTTCTAAAACATATACCGCAGGCATATTGTGTATTTGAAAAGGATGTTCGTTCATTATTAACTAGGAACATTAAAGTCGGTATCTGGTGTGCTTACTGCTGGAGGGTTAGTAATAACACTATCTACTTGACTAGCAAAAACTAGGTCCCATTCAGATACAGGACATAATGCTACAAGCTGTGC